CATAAATGTATTGACGGGAGGTCTTGGTAAGGTTGATAAGCCTAGGACCATATACCTAACTACAGATGGATATGTAAGAGATAGTGTAATAGATGATCTAAAAGAAAAATCAATAAGAGTATTAACTGGGGAAGAAGACCACAATGGCTTCTTCCCTTTTATATTTAAGATGGATAATATCCAAGAGTTTGGCAAGCCTGAGCTTTTTACTAAGGCTATACCTAGGCTAGACTATGACCAAACTCTAAAAAGGCAAGTCATGAAAGAATATTCTGATGCTTTAAGACTTGATGAAAAGAAAGAAGCCTTTGTCCTAAAAAGACTCAATCTAGCCTATGAGTCTAAAACTAAGACTGTTACTAGTTGGGAAAACTTACTTGCAGCGTGCAATCAAAAAAAACCAGACCTAGAAGGATTAGAATGTATAGGATCAGTAGACTTTGCGGAAATAGAAGACTTTTGCTCTGTGGGTCTAACCTTTAAAAAAGATGGCAAGCATATCTTTAAAGAACATACTTTTATCCACGAAGAAAGTGTTAGATCTAAGAAGTATGAAAAAATTGATGTAGGTCTTTTAGAAAAAGAAGGCAGAGTGACTATAGTTAGGGGCTATCCAGTCATACCAACTGATATGATAGCAGACTGGTTTATGAAGCAGGCTAATAAGTACTATATCAAGAAAGTATATGCTGATAGATTTAAGTTTATAGCCCTTAAAGACAGTTTTGAGAAAGTAGGCCTAGAGCTTAAGGGAGTACCTAATGGGACAATTACTCATAACCAGCTAGCACCTGTAATATCAGATATGTTTGCTAATGGCAATGTGATTTTAGATGACAATAAGCTTATACGTTGGTACTTTTGGAACGTGAAGGTAGTGACTGATAAAAAAGGCAATAAGTCCTATGAAAAGATAGAGCCTATAAAAAGAAAGACTGATGGATTTTTTGCATTTTTGCATGGATTGATAGCAACTGAACTACATGATGAAATAAGTGATGGTCAAGGAGATGTAATGGACCTTGATATAATCATGCTTTAAAAGAAAGGAGGTAGGATATGGGATTTAGAGATTGGCTAGGAGATATATTTAAAAGACAACAAAGGGGAGACCATGACCAAACTAGTTTTGATACTCTTTGTATAGACTTATCTGAAAAAATCTTAGTAAGAGATTTGGCTATTAATACTGCTATAAACCTACTAGGTAATGCTATATCACTATCAGAGTTTAATACCTACGACAAAGGCAATGAAGATAAGTCTAATATTTACTATAAACTTAATGTTGAGCCTAACCCTAACTACTCGGCAAGCAGGTTTTGGAAAAAATTTGTATATAGGCTGATATATGATGGGGAAGCATTAATTATCGAACAAGGGAAAAACTACTATGTAGCAGATAGCTTTGTAAAAGATACTAGAGCCTTTTATAGCTGCAAGTATAGAGATGTAGTGGTAGATGATTTTAGCTTAAGAAGGTCCTATGATGAGTCAGATGTGCTTTATTTTAAGCTCTACGAAAGAAACATCATAAACATAGTAGGTGCTTTATATGATGACTATGGCAAGCTTGTGGAGTATTCAAAGGCTAGCTATAAGAAAAACAATGCTAAGCGTGGGATTGTAAACATACCTACTAACTATCCACAAACAGAAGCGGCAAAGGCTAAGCTTAATAAGTTATTGAATGACCAGATCCAAAAGTTTTATGGAGCTGAAAATGGTGCAGTCTTACCATTAACTAATGGGATAACCTATGAAGATATATCTAGTGACTCATATAAAAACTCTACAGACTCTAGAGATATAAGAAACCTAATAGATGATATATTTGACTTTACGGCCATAGGCTTTAACATACCCCCAGCTTTACTAAAAGGGTCAGCAAATGATTTGGAGTCTACTGTTGATAGGTTTATAAAGTTTGGAGTAGAACCATTTTGTGAAATGATAGAAGATGAGATCAACCGTAAGTTCTACTCAAAGTATTCTTACCTAAATAATACTTATATGGCTATAGATACATCTAGGCTAAAAACTACTAACCTAGCACAACTTGCTAATGTGGTTGATGTATTAACTCGTAATGGAGTAAATAACATTGATGAAAATAGAAAACTACTAGGTATGGAGCCACTAAGGACAGAAGAAAGTCAGAAAAGAAGAATAACAAAAAACTATGAAGCTAGCGAAGAGATTTAATATTGCCCTGGACACGGCATTAAAAGGTCTATTTTTTGTACCAATTTTTAAGGAAAGGAGGATGTATGAGAAACTTTAGAGAAGCTTGTGCAAGTATTGACTTTAATCCTAAAGTTGAACTTGTAGAAGAAAATGGAAAAGAAAAGCTATATCTTTATGGGTCCATCGTGGAAGAAGTACCTATTGATTGGTGGACTGGTGAAGAAATGTCTGGAGACTATATCACTATGGATAAGGTAAAAGAAGCCTTTAATCAAATCAAGGGCAATGATGTAGAAATCCACTTAAACTCTAAGGGCGGAGATGTCTATGCATCTGTAGCCATAGGAAACTATATCAAAGACTCTAATAAAAATGTGACTATTATCATTGATGCTATTGCAGCTAGTGGCGGGTCTATCATAGCTATGGCAGGAGATGAGATAAAGATGTATCCAAACTCCCTAATGATGATCCATAGGGCAAGTGCTATGGTCTACGGCAACTGTGAGAGCTTAAGAAAGTTTGCTGATGACCTAGAAAAGTTTGATAAGGCAGTTTTAGCTTCTTACTCTGAACATTTTAAAGGAGAAGAAAAAGAGCTAGAAAGGCTTATAAAAGATGAAACATACCTAACTGCTGAAGAATGTATCACTCTAGGCTTTGCGGATGCAATCATAGAAAAACCTAAAGAAGGGATAGTAGAAGAAGATGAAGTTAGCGTAAAAAACTCTTTGCTTGAAAAGTACAAAATTACCAATCAAGAAGAAAAGAAATTAGAAGTAAAAAACGAAAGTAAAAACTTAATAAATAGATTTAAAAAAGGAGAAAGTATATGACTATGAGAGTTGATGATACTAGTATCGATAAGACAGAAATTAAAAACGCATTAGAAACTGGAGATTCTGATAAATTTTCAGAAGCGATTGTAAAAAATATTGTAGCTAACAATGAAGCTATGCAAAATAAAATAATCAATGAGGCAAAAACATTTAATATTGAAAATGCTGATGCTTCTATCCTGGCACAAAGGGGTTTTAAACCTCTAACCGCTGAAGAAAGAAAATTCTATAATGAAGTAAAAGATAAGCACTCATTTGAGGGACTAGAACTACCAAAGACAGTGTTTGAAAGAGTCTTTGATGACCTACAAAAAAAACATCCTCTATTATCAGAAATTGACTTTCAAAATGTAACTGGTGTATCTGAATGGGTTATTAGAGTAGATGATGTGGAAGCTGCATGGTGGGGTCCGCTATGTGATGAAATTAAGAAAAAGCTTGATACTGGATTTAAAATCATAAAGACAGACCTATATAAGGTATCTGCATATGTACCAGTATGTAAGGCTATGCTTGCCCTTGGACCAGAATGGCTTGATAGATATGTAAGAGCAATCCTAACAGAATCTATAGCCCTAGCTATGGAGAAAGCAATCATTGCTGGAGATGGTCAAGATGGACCAGTAGGTATTACTAAAAAAATAGCAGATGTATCTGATGGTGTACACCAAGATAAAGAAGCAGTTGCTTTAGCTGACTTTAGTCCTGAGTCTATCGGTACATCAATCCTTGCTCCACTATCTAAAGGTAAAAGTGGTCTAGGTAGACTTATCCTTGTAGTTAACCCTACTGACTACTATGCTAAATTTTACTCATTATTTAATATCCAAGATGAGTATGGAGTATACCATCAACAAAACATACCTTTTGATGGAAAAGTGATAGTATCTGACTATATGCCAGCAGGGAAAATGGCAGTAGGGGAAGCTAAAAACTACTTTATGGGAGTTGGTTCAGCTCTTAAAATTGAACACTCTGACGAATATAGATTTTTAGAGGATCAAAGAGTGTATA